TAGCACCACGAGAATCAAGCAAGTTGAATGTGTGGGAACATTTCAATACATAGTCGTAAGCTGGTAATACATAACAGGCTGCAAACACGCCACATGAAGTTAGTTGTTCAGCACTATCCTCACCTAATTTAGCAAATATGAAATAGTCATTACCAACCTTAAAAATTGTCGTATTCTTCTCCTTTTTAGACAACTTTTCAAGCGCTTCATTGCGCGCCTGAACGGAAGCATATTCTTTAATCGGATATCTACGCAGAACATCTAAAGGTAACACCTCTTTCCAATCCCTGTTAATAGAATCATCAAAAGAATATTCAAGGTTAGACGTAGCAACATTTTCAAAGCCATCTTCGTCAAATTCGCTTGAATAATCATCGTCACACTCATAGCTTACAGTGTGATTGGAGGTTAGTTCGTTCATTGCAAGAATCTGTACCGTCTTCGTAACTTCATCAAAAATGAAAGAAGCATTAAAGAGCTTTCTCACTTCATCAATAAATTTATATACAGACCAGTGAGGCAGCGCCCCCTCTATTTTACAACCACGATGCGCGCTTGCGATAAGTAAGCGATTCCACGGATCACAATCGAAATCGTTACGTGTAAGCTTATAACCCTCGCGCTCCAGCACGTATTTCAATACATACATAAAGTTAGGCTGCACAGCAAGATTTGTCATGTAAGGCATTTGCTCCAAATTCGACATACGATGCCCTAAAATATTTACTTTGTCAAATCTAATTCCTAAGATTTGATTTGACATGTAGTTATTTGTTTCATCGTGAATAAGGTTGAAAGCAGCAACCCCAGGCTGTCCAACAAAATAATAATCAGTCAGATCTACAGCAATAAATTGAAATTGAGTCGTATCGTCTGTAATGATTTCATCCACGCCAATTTTTGAATATAGCTGATGATTAATACCCTTTGTAATCTTTACAGCAGGGAAAGATATTTCATCAATAAAATGCTTTTCAAACGTGGAATTATACTTAATGCGTGACTTACCTCCTGCAATCTGCAACTTAACAGCATTAGCCGTGACACTTGTAATATGTCCTTTACCCGAAATTATCAGACGATTGTCAACCAGCAGTGCGCAATTCTCAAAGCTTTGCATCTGTTTCTTCACATCGAAGCGATTGATGTTGTTGAAGAACTCCTTATTCGCTTGAATGGACATCGGGAACGAAATCTCATACGTGTAAGAGCCACTATCCTTTATAAACTGATTTTCAAATGTGACTTTTATTTTATCCGTTGTGTTCGGAAAGACCTTTTTATTGTCAATATAACAGATAATCATTATACGTTCTTTTTAAGTTTCTTCAATTTTTCAAGTCCTCTTGCGACTCCATTTTCTCCGTCAATAGTATAGAAAGCAGGAATACCGTCCTTCACCGACTCATGCAACAAAGCAACGACCTGAACAACCTCCTGTAACGTTGATTTCAACTCCGCATTGTCATTCGCAACATTCACAACAGGCGCAACAACGGCAGCCCCGCCTTGCCCTAATTGACGCGAAACATCAGCAGAAGAGAGTTGTCCTATCGTGTTATTACGTTGTGCAACATCTATCATCTGCAGAACTGGCCCCAAAGCAGTATTGTTGACCCCCGAATGATTAACAACGAATTCTCCCTCATGAACCACACCAGCCCGACGGCGGTAATTGCTACCTCCTGTAAAACCACCCTCGTAATAACCCGCTTCTTCAGCAGCATGTTGTTTCTTTATTGCAGCGATATTGAGCAATCCAGCTGCAGTGGCTATTCCTGCAGCAAGAGGCGCAAGAATCTGATTAGCAGGATAAGGAGCACCTTTCAGAGCAGAAGTATAAGCACTCATTGCACCAATCAACATTGTTGCTGTCGCTTGTGCAATCTCCATTTTCATTTGCTTTTTATTATACTTAGTCTTGATTTTCGCAATATCTTTTTGCTTCTTCTCTTCGAGTTTCTTTTGCTTAGCCGAATTCTTGCCTGCAGCATTGATAAGCTTATCGTACTTCTTCTCTGTAACCCGCTGTTCATAGTCAGATTGCGCAGCCCAGTACGATGACATTGCGTTCATGATCGGCTGAATAGCATCCATTGCAGCCTGCATCTTATGCACCATGCCCTCACCAAGGTCACCGGTAGCTTTCAACATCATTTGCATAGCTTCCTGATGCGAAATGACACCATCTTGCTCCATTTTTTTTATAGTAGCCCACGATGATGCAAAAACATCAAGATCCTTTGTCATGAAATCAATCACAGAACTACCTTCGCCATGCTGATCCTCATAGTCAGCTTCAGCATTATTCCTTATAGTACGATAAGTTGTATCGACGTAGTCACGCTGAGTTCTCCCTTTTGAGTTCTTCAAGTTCACTTCAGAAGCCTCTTCTTCGTACTTTGCGTTAATCAATTTACGCATTTCCTGATATTCTTTTTCTTTAATAAGCTTCTTCTCATAAAGCGTCTGCAACCCCATAAGCTCAATTTGTTGCTGTTGCTTGACATCTTTGCGCCCCCATTGTTCGCGGTATCGTGACAACAATTCCGCGAAATGGCGCTGTTGTTGAATGCTATACTCGAGTTCAGCACGCTCCATTTCGTCTTTAGCATCAAGCCACTCTTCCGACCCCTCACGCAAAGCAGCGATGCGGTCCGCCATGGCCGACATATCAATTTCATAGAGACGCTCATTTAGTGCCTCTTCATTCATATATATTTCTGAGTTCACATTCAGGAAATCAGCATGGGCCTGCGCAACCTCTAATTGATTACGCTTAACAATATCTTTCAGCAAGAACTTATTATGTGCACGCGACATTTCTTCTTCCTCTCGCATGCGGTCATCACTCAGCTGACGATATTCTTCGTTATATTTCTTATAAATAGCGATTTGGTCATCAATGCCTGCAATAGCAATACGATGCTGGTCGTTAACAAATTGCCTATCCGTCTTTAGCCCTGCAGCAACAGCAGCAATATTCTGCGCCTGCAATTCATCAGTATGTGCCTTAGCAGCCTTTAATTCTGCAAGCATAGCGCGTTTTTGTTCAGCCTTTCGCCTACGTTCTTCAGCCTCACGCTTTTTCTTTGCCTTTTCATCTTCACCTCCACCTGAAGGGTCAAAGGTCCCCCCTGTTGTCTTCTTTTCCTCATCTGCTTGTTTCGCAATCTCGCTAAGCTTATCGGATATTTTTTTGTTTATATCTAATATTTGTTGTTCTTCTTTTATTCTCTTTACATTATATTCATGAACCTTTTTGTATCTTTGGAATATTTCATATTGCTCTTTAGTAATACCTCTTAATGAACCTGATACATATTTCCCATTTTCGTCAAGTTTCTGCATCTGATATTTCTCCCCATCAAAATATCGTAGAGAATATTCACCATCAAGCCCAATAGCTTTTAATTTGTTATTTACAAACTGCTGATTACCCTTTCTATGATTCAATGTATCTTCATGATCAAGGCTTTTTGCTTGAATTTCTGTAAGTTTATTGAAAGCAGCCTGTGCCTTAGCAGCTTTGATAAGGTTATCACAATAATCATCAAGAACCTTTGAATTGCTATGTATCAGCAAGCCTTCTTTTGTCAATGCTCCGTGATATTCAGGAACAATACTTTGTATCTCTTCCAAAGCTTTTTTACGGTCTTTCAACTTCTCTTTGTTATCCGTCAGCGTCTTGCGCAATAATTTCATACGCGTAATTTCTTCAGAAGTCGTTTTATTTGCTTCTTGTGTAACCTCATTCATAGCTTTTTGCGTAGCAAGCATTTCTTTTACAGCTGCAGTATTCTTCTGCATCTGTTCATTTTGACTCTTGAAATAGCCTACAAGCTTATAAATTGCATATCCAAGCGCTATGACAACCGTCAATATCGCTGTATAAGGATTGGTCAGTGAAGCTGCTCTCATTACTTCTAATGCAGCCTTAGCCTTTGATATCTGTCCCGTCAATAAGAAAAATGCAATTTTAAGCGTATTGATTGCAGCAATTCTCGCTTTCGTCCAAATCACGCTTACTTTTTGCAAAGCAAGGAGTGCATGTTCTTTCACATACCACGCATATACAGCTATTGTTCCTGCTTTATACGTAGCAGTAAGGACAGCGACTACTGTAGTTAATGCAATAATGCCCTTAATATGCTCCTTACCAAAATTAATGAGTGTAAATAACACCTTAACAAGGACACTTCCTGTTGTAATTGCATACCGTGCAACTGGCATCAGTTCTTTACCTAATTCAATACGCATTTCCTTGAATTTCTTAGAAGCAATATCCAGTTTCGCCTGTTCGGAGGACATCTGCGTGTTGAACTCGTTGAGCACACTTGTACCACTCGCGTAAGCCTGATTAGCAAGAGCCTGCGCCTTTTTGACGTCATCGAGTTTGTCAGCCATGACCGAAAGCACACCTACAGAACGCGAGCCGTCAAGGTTCATCTTCTCAAACATCGGAGCCAATTGCGCGAATCCGCCTTTCGCTTTCATTGCAGCGAAGAAGCGCATCAACGCCTCATTCGCATCTGTCTTCAGAAGTTTAGAGAACTCCTTAACATTCTGCCCAGCAAGCTTCGCAAATTTCGCCGGGTTCTGAAACATCTTGCTAATCAACCCGCTCATTGCCGTAGCAGCCGTTTCGTCCTGCTGCATATTCTGATCCAGGACGGAGGCATAGCTCATAATCTGCTGCTGTGATAATTTCGCTTGTTTACCTACACCGGCAAGACGTGCGGTAAAGTCAACAAGATAGCTACCCGCAGCAGAGGAATTTTGTGCAAGTTCGTTGACAACAGAACCAGTTGCCAACATCGCACCACGCAAGCCCTTAGTCTTATCTTCGCCAAACATTTGCGCGAGCTTACCAATATTCTTCACAGCATCGTCGCCCAGATCATCCCCTAACGCGACGTTTATTTTATCTGCTCCGTCAACAAATTCCTCAACAGCCTGTTTCGTGTGAATACCAAGGCGACCTGCATCTTGTGCAAGTTCATTGAGTTTCTCGCGAGGAGTACGAGTATTCATATTCTTAAAGGTTTCGTTCATCTCCTCAACCTCCTGTTTCGTCTGCCCCGTATATTTCTGAACGTTAACAAGTTCTTCGTCCATCTTCGCAAATTCACTGACACATTGACGCACAGTTAGAGCAACTCCCGACAAAGAAGCAACAGCAGCTATCGCCATCCCCTGCATTTTATTAAACCAATCAGCCGTGCGATTAATCCATGATTGTTGTGCCCTACCCTCAAAGTTCACCTTAGCGAGTTCAGTACGTAAGCGCTTCGCCTGCTCCGACATCTGCTTAAACTCTTCAGTACCACGATCCATGTGCCGCAAGTTTTCGTTGATGATCTTGATAGAATATTGCAGCTTATCTACGGAGGCATGGTCAAGTGTTCGCAAGGTATCATCAACAAGCTTCGTTTCTCGCTGAACAGTGCTCATATCCTTATGTGCCTGCTTAATCTCATCATCGTATTGATCGATAAGCTGGTTAACGCGTTTCTGCTCAGATTCTATTTTTAGAATTTGGGCCTGAACCTCTTTCAGTTGACTAACAGAAGTAGCATAAGAAGTTGAAGACGGATCCTGATTGCTAACTTGTTGCTTCAAATAACTTTCAGCTTCGCGTAATTTATTCAAAGAAGCGTGACCGATATTTGACATAACATTACGCAAATTGAGCATACCAGTTGAAAGCGCTTTAGCCTCTTCTGTAGCCCCACGTTCAGCCTGCTTGAATTCATCAATACGCTCCTTGCATCGTTGTATCTGTACAGCAATTTCAGCATAAAGATTTTCGTCATTCGTCTTCTTCTGCTGCCTTTTAAGCGAACGCACAGCCTTTTCAAGTTGCTCGACGCTGCTGCTATCGATGTGCTTCAACGTTTCAACAACGCTCATCGTTTGATTTTTGAAAAGCTTCAGCTCATGTTCCGCTTTCGATAAATCTTTTCCGAGCGATGCATAAAGTTGCATGTCATTCGCCTTAAAAGCCTCATTACGCTTCTGTTTAAGCGTATCAACTACTTTCTGCAATTCAAGGAGACGATTCTTCGCCTCCTCTGAATTCAGCTTGACGGTAGTTGTATAAACCTCATTGTAGCCAGCCATATCAATCTATATTAAGATAATTACTATAAGTTATTTTAGAGTGAGGGTTGTAGTTCACAATCTTAATCTTATACCCCTTTGTCCCCCACTTCCAGAATAGAAATTTATGCTTATATTCGCGTATCACAAAAGTAGAAAGTGAGTCACGTACATGGTAGGAGAGCAAGCTATCACGTAGCGAGAACTTAAATTGTACCCACTTATCGTGATAAGAAAATACACTATCACGCGGAGCAAGCTTCACAGAGTCACTTGCATGAGTAGCAATATCAGACTGAGCAGCGACATCACGAGTCTTCACGTCTAATTCTTTCAGTAGCTTTCTATTTGCGAACTCGCGCTTGTACGCATGCTTACCGATGTTCGAGGCTGGTTGTGTAACGGCGGTACTGCTGTCGTGTAACACCTCGCTAACAACAGACTTATAAGTACGAGCATGGGCCAACTGCGCCTGCAATTCTTTAACCTCATATTGCTTTCTTATCCAAGCCGGATAGACAATAATTGCAGTCGCAATAAGAATCAGTACACCTACAAAAAAAGAAAAATATCTTTCTTTAAGATAATTCAAAATTTTCATATTAACCTCCTAAACAATTGAAGCAACAATATCTATCATTCTACATAATGTGCGTGAATAAAGAGGGTCAGTAGCATACATTCCCCCTTTCTTATCAGAGATACGTTTCGCAAATTCCTTCGGATATAACCGATAAGGCCACGCATCCGCATAAATCTGCTTTTTGAAAAGCGCATTATGATCCTTCAATCCCTCTTCAAGTGTCGCGTAATCACGGAATAGACGCTTACATTTATACACATAACGCCCACCATTCAGCGGAGTAACAGA